CGTCAGTAATATCTTCAACCGTACAGACATCAACTGTTCCAACAACTGTACCTAAAACTACAGTGCCAAAGGCAGTTAAAGATTTGGTAGACAAGGGTGAAATCAAAGTCGACAAAGATGGCAACATCACTGATAAGAATGGTAAGAAAGTCGAAGTAAAAGACGGTAAGGTAGAAGTAAAAACCGATGACGGTAAGACAGTTACAGTTAAGGTTGACGATGTAAAAGCTACAGTATCTAACAAAAGCAACAGCAACAAGGGTAACACCGAAAAGAAAGAAGATACAAAGTCAAATACATCTTCAAAGAAAGACAATTCTTCAAAGACAAATACATCTGATAACGACAAGAAGCCAGCGTCTAAGCCGAGCAACTCTTCAAAGAACGACACAAAACCAGCTCAGAAGCCAGCATCTAAGCCGAGTGAATCTTCAAAGACTGAAACACCTACAGCAAAGCCAAAGCAGAAGGTATGGGTAGATGATTACAAAACAGTTCACCACGAAAGAGAATGGATCGTAACGGGTACTCACGAAGAGGATGATATGAGATATGGTTACATCGATGTGTGTAATAATTGCGGTATGCAGTTAGTAGATGATAACCAGATGAGAGAGCATCTTACTTGGGAATTGGAAACAAATGGTGCGGGAGCTTATCATTGTGAAAAGCAGTGGGTTAAAGTAGGAACCAAAACAGTAGAAGACGGCTATTGGAAAGAAGCTTATGACGAGAAAGTCAAAGACGGCGGTCATTGGGAGTACAGATAATTAAATTCGACAGCAAGTATAAATCCTTAAAATAATTATTAGGGAAGAGAGGGTTCTTTATGCACCCTCTTTTTCTATGTTAAAAATAAATATTATACTAAAGAAAGTATTTAATTTAGTTAGGATTTATGGTACAATATAAACATATTAAAGAAGGTATTTATATGAAAAGTTATAACCCCGACGAGGGTAGCTATGATATGGGAATGCTCTGTAATCAACAAAATAAAAAAGAGGTTAAGCGTTAGAAAAAATTGCTTAACCCCTTTGTTGTTTTAATAATAAAAAATCTTTTGTGTTACGATGTAATAAATTTTAAAAATATATTATCTTGTTTCCTTGAAAATCGGCAGGCAAACTAAAATGACAGTAAGTTTGACTGCATTTTATCTTGTTTTAACTTAATTCAAAATTACTCAACTGAATTTTTGAAATCTCAAAAACCCAGTGTTTAAGCCACTTTTAAGGCATTTTAAGTAATTTTGGCAAAAAATAAAAGGCGGTTAAAAAACCACCTTTTTTGGTCGAGGTGACAGGACTTGAACCTGCGGCATCTTGGTCCCAAACCAAGCACTCTACCAAACTGAGTTACACCTCGAAATGTTGTTTAATAACAACAGCTTAATTATTATATACCATATTTTCGGATTTGTCAACATAATTTTCGTTTTTTATTCAAAATTAATTCAAATATTTTGAAAATCACCATAAAACAGACCGAAAATGTGGTAGAAAACAGCCGTCCCTGCATAAGAAACGGCTGTTGGTGCAGGGTAACTTGCAAGGGGGATAGGAATGGGGAAAATGGGGGATTTTGTTAGCTATATGTAAGCTACGGAACATAATTATGAACAATTCAAGATAATATAAGACTATATTTTGTTGATTGCATTCACTAATTCTTTTGGGTTAATGTGAGTGTAAACCTTTTCGGTCAAGTCCATTTTCGACTTGTGACCAACTATTTTTTTGATGATTGTGTGGTTCACATTTGCCGATACAAGCATTGAAATGCAGGTGTGTCTTGTTTCGTGTATGGTGTGGTCTAAACCTAAATCGTTTTGCAGAGGTGTCCAGTAGTTGCGTTTAAAGTTATCGTATTTCAGCGGCTTGCCATTGGTGTTATTCAGAACATATCCACATTGAGAATCGCTGATGAATTTCTGCCAAAACGGCAATACTTTGTCTGCTATAGGCACGGTTCGTACACCTGAATCGGTTTTTGAACTTTCAACAAAGAAAGTCTGTTCGTCAAGGTTTACATTTGAAATTTTCAGATTGAGAAGTTCAGACACACGCACTCCCGAATAAATCAGCATAAGCACTATTTTTACCGAATCAAGATTTGAATATTCCCACAAAAGATTTATTTCGCTTTCCGAAAACTCCCTGCGTGCTCGTTTTGTTTCATCTGACTTTGCATTGATTTTCAATTTTTCTGCAAGATTGTTATGGAGCATATCGTGAAATATGCAGTATTCGTAGATTTTGTTCAACAGAATTTTAATTCGCCTAACCGATTGATAACCGTTGTTGCAGTTGTCGAGAACTCGTTGCATATCAATGATTTTTATATCGGACATCTTGCGATTGTATAACATTGAGCATTGTTTGTATGCCGCATTATACTGTCTTTTGGTGTTCGGATTTGTGTCTTCGGTGATGAACTCCTTGTACCAAAGTTCATAAATTTCTGAAAAAGTGCGTCTTGCCGAATCAACATCAAACGGGTTTTGATTGTAATCAGCAAGAGCGTTCAGAGCTTTCGGCTTGTTGGGAAAGTAGCCTATAACTCTGCGTTCCTGATTGCGTGTTTCTTTGTTGTAGCCTATTGTCACGCAGGCAACCCACGGATTACGCCTGTTTCCGCTCAGCTTATAAACAGAGCCGTAGCCGTTAGGCAGTTTCATTTTATACACTCCTTTTGCTTAAAAAAGGGTGCAAAAATCCCCTGATATTCAAAACTTGAAAAATTCAGGGGAGTGTGATACAATATTATTGCTTTTAGTAGTATCACTGCACCCTGTGTGGTGGTTTCCGCTCCGACTTGCGCCAACAGGTCAGGGCGGTTTTTTTTATTTATTTATCTCTTCCATTATTGTATCTATTTTATCTATGTCGAGACTGTAGCAACGGATATTGCCTAAAGTTTTTTTGATTATTAAACCGTAATCGGACAGGGTGTTTAACCTGTTTGTAACTGTACTTCTGCTTAATTTCATAACATCCATCAGTTCCTTTGTGCTTATTCCGCTTTCGGAAAACAAACTTGCCTGAATAAGCAAAAAATACAGATCACTATATTTTTCGTCGGCGCCTTTAGGCAGAAAGATAATGCACTTTCCGTAATGTGTCAGTTGCTCTAATCTTTTCTCCAAAGCGTACACCAACTTGTGCAACGAATCATCAATAATATCGGTAAACATAATTATAAAAGGAGTTAAATCTCCCTTGTTTTTCGGGTCATTACACACCTTGAATGCCTTGTAGTAATCGTTTATGTTCTCTTTAATAGAATAAGACATTCTGTAACCGATAATTGATTCAAATTCTTTTGACAACAAGTAACTGCTGATGAAACGGGATGTTCTTCCGTTGCCGTCATAGAAAGGATGAATGTAACCAAAGAGGTAATGAAAAATTGATATTCTGAAAACACACTCAATGCTTTTGTCATTAAGTATTGCCAACGCTTTATTCATACACTCTATAATTTTTTCTTCGGGATTAACTCCTCTGTGAAGTTCTTTTTGCGTTGCACTGAGGACGCTTGTTGAATCTTTTCTGAAGATTTTACCATCAGGCAAATCAGACGGGTTATCTTCTTCGATTTCAAAATATACTAAATCATTGTACAGGTTGCGGATATCTTCGCAGGTGTCAAAGGACATAGTTTCATTTTTTTGCAACATAAGATATTTTTGCACAAGCCCCATAAAACGCTTCCCGTGGCTCTTTGTTTCCAGTTCTGACAAGACACTGTTAATTTCTCTTCTTGAGCTGTAAACACCTTCAATATCATTTGTCTTTACAATTTCATCAACCAAACATCTGATAGCGAAATGGTCAATTGCTTTTTCGGGTAATGAATCCCTTAAAGCTTTGATTTGCTTATCGGTTTTATAAATGTCACGAATTTTCGTAATAAATTCGGGTATCATCACAAAAAAAGCAGGGTTATCGTGTATCAGAAAATCTAAGTGTACTGCGTATTCGCTTTTATACCTTTCGTTGTAAATTTTTTCATAATTTTCTTTGTCAGAATAAAACAGCTTATCTAAAGATTTATACCCCAAATGTATCACCTCTCCAATAAGTATTATATGCCGTAATTTAACAATTATACGCATATATCAGAAAAGCAATTCGTAAAAATAGGCTGTTTTTACGAATTGAATATAATTATACACCGACAAATTCACAAAATCAATATATTTTTACAAATTTAACTGTTACAGTAAAACAGCTTTTCTCACTGTAACGATTTACTGACTTCTTTTACAAGACCGAGGATTTGAACACGGGTGACGTCGTTATTTTTGAACACTCGTGGGGGATAGTAGGGGTTGACTGAATGCAACTCAACGGTGTTATCGTTGTAAAGGATCTTTTTAACAACAGCCTCTTCATCGTCAACGAGGACTGCGGCAATCTGACCGCTGTCAACGGAAGTTTGCTTTTTAATAAGAATTTTACTGCCGTCATCAATCAGAGGGCTCATAGAATCACCGTGAACATTTATCCATATATATTTATCCTGTTCTGAGGGGCAAGTGATGTATGTAGGCATATAGTCAACAGGCACATCCTGAGCTATCACTCCGAACCCTGCCGAAATGCTGTCATATACAGGTCGCATAAATACATTTGTTTGCGGAAGGGGAACAGCCTGTTCTTTATCTTCCCAGCCCATTATAAGAGCAGGTGATACAGAGAGATAATCAGCTATCAACTCTATTTTATCAGAAGGTATATTTGTTATTATGTTGTTTTCATATTTATATAATGTTTGTTTGCTGATTTTACAGGCATTAGCAAGATCAGTTTGGGATATAGCATTATCTTGTCTTATCTTTTTTATTCTTTCACCTACGGTCATACTATCACCTTTTTTATTTATGATTTCTTCTTTGTCATCATTATATAACGCAAAAAGTAACTTGTCAAGAAAATATTTTCTAAAAAATAGTAAAAAATATCTTGACAAGTTACAATACAGTCGCTATAATAAGAGTATCCTAAAAAGTTACGGAGGTGATAACGGTGCTTAACACAAATGAGCTTAAAGCGGCAATGGTAAGAAAGGGTCTTACTCAGAAAGATGTCGCTGATAGTCTGAATATTTCTGCGAAAACGCTCAGTAACAGGATTTCAAGAGGTGTTTTTGGCAGTGATGAAATTGAATGTCTTATGAAACTTCTTGACATCACTGACCCTATGCCTATTTTTTTTGCAAAAGCAGTAACTTAAAAAGTTACTTGCAATCAAAACTAAGGGGGTGAGAAAATGGGATTTTTTAATAATTTATTCAACATAGAAAAAGCACCAACAGTCAACAAGACTGTCAGTGCACCTTATGTTCCGCCTTATCCTTTAGAAAAAGATTTTTATACTTTTGATAAGGTAGAGTGGAGCGGAGCGTTACCACCTCATTCAATGACACTTTCTTTTGTACTTCCTTATTCCGATTGGTGCGAATTTGAAAAGTCAGACCTTTATCGAGATTTGGAGAATTATCTTCAGGAATTACAAAAACGAGGTAACCCGAATGAGAATGTAGGCACTCAAGATTGATAGGCAGATGTTCATTGTATGTCGGAACATACTCATCAACACCTTTTGCCTTGTGATGATAAGAATTAACTTCGTGGGTGTTGTAATCTTCGGTGTACTCTATGCCGTTCAGAACTAATTGAATGTCGGTAACAGAAATAGGCAGTTGCGATTTATTGTTAAGTTTATAATGAATGAAAAGTCTTTTCTTTCCCTGCACGCCTAATTTGTATGCGTATTCAAGCATTGTGATTTCCAAATTCACTTTGTGCGAAACAAAATAGTTAATCAGGTTTATTAAAGATATTAAAAAGCCTGCAATGCCTAAAATACCACTAATTATTACCCACATATAATCAGCTCCTTTGCTCGATTATAACATTCGCAAAAGATATTTGCAACACAATCAATAATACCACAATCGCAGTCCCATTAAACGGACTTAGCTGAAAAGAGGTGAAGAAAGACGGAAGTAATAATAATTTTAGGACTGCTAATGCTTTGCACAGCTTTTGCTTCAGCAGTATTAGCAATAAAAATAGTAGCCGCCCATTTGTATAAAACAATAGACAGCTACCTTGATAAGCACGACGCTCAAATTATGGATCTGATTAAGTGGGCAAAGGAGAATGAAAATTGAACAAGTTTTTAATGTTTGTAGTGTTTATTCTCAACGCAATTAGCTTACTTCTGCTGATTATAGCAATGCTTATCAAAGCAGGAGTTATCCGTTAAGAAAGAAGTATTCAAAAAGTACAATTAGAATTACTGATAATAGGAAAACCGCAATCAACGGCATTGAATATTTAGTAATTCCTAATATTAAAACTTTTATGTTTCGTGTTTTGTATGTATACATCTTTTTATCTAACGGTCTTAAAGGAATTCCTAAAGCACAACAACAATCATCATATTCTTTGTCGACTAATTTTGAAATGCTTTGAAAGTTAATTTTATCTAATGGAAGAGAAAATACATAGCTGAGTTTTCCGCCTGCGATAAGTTTATTATCGGCAATAATATCTTCGCATTTTTCAACAGCTTGTTTAATTTCAGAAGTAATTTCCTTTTTGTACAAATGTTCTTCAAGCAGGTTGAATATGGGGAAAATCACTAATTCATATCGTTCTTTCAGATAGGTTTTGTTCTGTTCCTTTTTAAATAATATCCAAGACAGAACCAAAGTGCATAAGGTTGAAACTGCGGATATTATTAAAGTCAACCACGATAAAATATCATTCATATTTATGCCTCCTTTCATAGTTAATCATAACATTTAAGGTCGTGTAAAGCAATAAAATATCGAAAAGCAGGTGAGAAAATGGCAAAACTTAAACTTATTGACACAAAGGACAAGTTCCTTCTTGAAATTGACGGAACAGAAATTCCGTATGTTACAAGCTATCAGATAACACGAACGGTCGGCGAGGTTGTACTGCTCAAACTGGCTCTCAGCGTTGCTGATGTTGAATCAGTTGAAATCGTTTCAGACAAAATTACCAACGAAAAATAGGAGGCGAAAAGTATGGACACAGTTCAGATGAACAAAAAAATCAAAGAAATTATGGATAGCAGTGATGTCTATCTGCTCTCGGAAGATGCCGCAAAGGCTATTGGAGTTGCTCCGCAAAACTTGCGTGAACAGGCAAAGGACGAACCCGAAAAATTGGGATTCAATGTAATTGTAGTCGGCACATCTATCCGTATTCCGAGAATACCGTTTCTCAATTATATTCTCGGTTCAAACCCAATGAAAGGAACGACACAAAATGGCATTTAAAGATTTACTTACACGCAGAAAGCTGCTCAAAGATATTGAAAACCTCAGAGCAGAGAACAGACATCTCAGTATTGAGCTGAGAAACGCAAGAACGGACCTTGCACTCGAAAAAACAGCGTCAAGCGGTTATCGTCACGAGAACAGAGAGCTAAAACGCAAGCTCAAAGCACTTGAAACGCCTGAATCCGAATCCTTCGGTTTTGAATGTGTGGGGGTTGAAAATGCCAACGACTACAAGGTTGTTTGATGAAAAGAACATTTTGCGGACCTTAGCAAAATGTTTATCAAATATAAAGGTGGGAAAATATTTTGAATTACACTGATTTTATATCCTCAAACGGATACATATGCACTGAATCTGAGTTTGAAATAGCCAAGGCTCATGCTAAAACCAAACTGGCTGTTATCATCAATCGTTTCGGTGACGCAAACGGTGAACGCCTGAAAGATTATTATCTTATGCAGCTTATCAAAGAAGAACTCAGAGCAGAGAGAATTTCAAAGGCTTTATTTGAAATTCAGCTTGATAAAAATGAGAAATCCCGCATTGCTTGAGCATAGCAATACGGGACTAAACAAAAAGAAATTTAAACACCTATCATTATAGCATATTGAAGTGAAAAATCAATAGTTATAATCAGTCGAAAAAGGAGATATTTTAAATGTGTGAAGTGTGCAGAAGTACTCCGTGTAAATCTGCTTGCCCTAATGCACCAAAACCACAAGTTATGGGATATTGCAGAATATGTAATTCAGAACTCAGATCTGATTATACATATTTCAGAGATACAAACGATGACATTTTCTGTTCTCGAGAATGTGCTGATACTTTTCATGGCATTACCGAGGAAGAATGGGAAGGAGATTAAACCTATGACAAAAATTACAGAACCCACCAATTCACCGGAGATGCAAGAAACAACTGTTCTTGCATCGCTTAATGAGGTTGCAGAAACCGAATCTGAATCATCATTGATACAGGTAAAGCAGATACCTGTTATCATTGAAAATCTCAAATCAGTAAAATCTGTGATTGAAAAAAAAGTGAATTCAGCTTGTGAGATGGTCTGTACCGACGAAAATTACAAAGAAATCAAGAAACTTCGTTCGGAACTCAATAAGGAATTTTCTGAGTTTGAAAGTCGCAGAAAAGCGGTTAAGTCGGAAATAATAACTCCTTATGAAGCCTTTGAAACAGTTTATAAGGATTGTGTAACAAATCCGTACAAAAAGGCAGATTCGGCGCTCAAGGGCAAAATTAACGCTACCGAGCAGGAATTAAAAAGGGTTAAATACGAAAAGTCTATGAGTTATTTTGAAGAATATAAGAAATCACTCGGTATTGACTTCGTAACATATGAGCAGGTTAATCTGAATATAACCATGAGCGTATCTCTCAAAAAGCTAAAAGAAACCATTAAGACCTTTTTGGACAAGGTTATGGATGATTTAAAGCTTATTGCTATACAGGAACACAAAGACGAAATCCTTTACGAATACAAGCAGTCTTTGAATGTATCAGGTGCTATTACAGCGGTAACAAACAGATACAAGACTATTGAAGCAGAAAAAGCCAGAGCAGAAGCAGAAAAAGCAGAGCGTGAAAAGACTGAACAGGTCATGAAAGATACTATTGCCGAATATGAACCGTTTGTTGCAAATGTGCCTGAAGAAGTTGCTCCTCCGGTTGAAGAAATATCAGAACAGCCACAGCAAGATGAAAAAGTTCTGTCATTGTCTTTCAAAGTATACGGAACAAAATCTCAGCTTAAAGATTTTGCTCTTACGGTAAAACAGTTAATCAGCGAAAGGGGATTAAGATATGAGTAATTATAACATTCAGAATCAGATTCAGCAGAGAAAACCAAAATTTTCAGCCATGCTCCAGACAGTGGCTTTTCAGAAAAGCCTTTCAAATTCAATGAAAGACCCGAAGGAAATCCAAAAGTTCACGGCGGCTATTACCTCAGTAGTGAGTACCAATCCGGCACTCGAAGAATGTGATGCAGGAACAATTCTTTCAGCGGCACTTTGCGGACATTCGCTCGGCTTGCCACCATCACCACAGCTTGGACAGTATTACATGGTTCCGTTTAAGGACCGTAAGAACAATCGTACAACAGCAACATTCGTTCTTGGTTATCGTGGCTATATTCAGCTTGCTATCCGTTCAGGACAGTATAAAAGACTTAATGTGGTGGAAATCAAAGAGGGAGAACTTCTTAATTGGGATCCGCTCACAGAAGAAATTACAATCAAAATGATTGAAGATGAAACAGAGCGTGAAACAGCTGAAACAATCGGATATTATGCTTATTTTCGCTATGTAAACGGCTTTGAGAAAGCTCTTTACTGGAGTAAGGATAAGATGAAACAGCACGCTATGAAGTATTCAGCTGGATATGCAAGCGATGTCAATAAGGGTACAAGCTATACATTTTGGGCAAAGGATTTTGATGCGATGGCTAAGAAAACAATGCTCAGACAGCTTATCAGCAAATGGGGCGTTATGAGTGTTGAAATGCAGACAGCGTATGAAGCTGACAATCATATAATCAATGCCGACGGTACTCCCGATTATGAAACGAATACAATGATTGACGCAGATGTACCGTCAGATGCCCCATTACCGGAATCATCTGAACAGCAGATTGATTCCGATGAAGCATTCTCAATCGATGATCTTGCAGAGTGAGATGATTGATGTTGAGATAATAAGTACAGGCTCTAAGGGCAACGCAGTTCTTCTTGACGGTCAGGTCTTGATTGACTGCGGAGTGCCGTTCAGCAAACTTGTTGAGTGTGAAGTGGTTGACCGAGTTAAATATGTTTTTTTAACTCATCAACACGGAGACCATTGTAATGTTGCTACTCTAAAGCGACTGCTGTCCGAACACCCTTGTATTCGGATAATTTACCCCAATTATCTTTGCAAAAAGCTTTTTTTATTAGGTGATACCTCCTTTCAATACAATTCTTTCATAGTCGCTCAGGATAAATGGTACTCAATCAGCAATATTACTTTTTCAGCAGTACCACTTCGGCATGATGTTCCTAATATCGGCTGGAAGTTACACTTCAACACTCAACAGGGGATATATAAAGTTATATACGCAACTGATACATCGGAAATCGCTCATATAACAGCTAAGAACTACGATTTGTATCTTGTAGAAGCTAACTACTCAAAAACAGAATTACTTAATCGAATAAAAGATAAACGATTGAAAGGTCAATATGTGTACGAAGATAGAGTTCTTCGTACACATTTGAGCAAAGAAAAGTGCGATGAATGGTTGTATCAAAATATGGGTAATAACAGTTTCTTCGTTTATATGCACCAACACGAGGACTTAGTATGATTACATCAGCGAACATAGTATCTTATGACGGATATAACTTAATAGTAAGACCGCATGAGCGTATCGGCAGAGAACTTGCACAGAAACAAGTACATGAAATTGAACTCAGAATTGTTGACGGACGCACGATTTCTGCCGAACAGCGAAGAAAAATATACGCAATCATCAGAGATATAGCATTTTGGTGCGGAGATAATCCCGAATGGATTAAAGAATATTTCAAGTTTAATTTTTGCGGTGAATTTGGCATTGAATACTTTTCGCTGTCTGATTGCGAAAAAAGCGTAGCAAGAGATTTCATAAGCTATCTGATAGATTTTTGTTTCTACCAAAATATCGGAACAAGAGATACTCTGCTTAATGTTACAGATGATATAGGCAGATACTTGTACAGTTGTCTTGAAAATCGTAAGTGTGCAATATGCAATGCACCAGGTGAAGTTCATCATGTTGACAGAATTGGTATGGGGCGAGATAGGGAACAGATTGTACATATAGGATTAAAAGCTATATGCCTTTGCAGAAAGCACCACGATGAAGCACATCGGCACGAAAAAGAGCTGTTTGATAAGTACAAAATCTACGGTATAGAGCTTGATGAATATCTTTGTACAAAGCTGAAACTTAATACAAAAAGAAAGAGGTGATACAGTGAATGGCTGGACAACCAAAGCGAGGGCTTGACTTTGCGGCTTGGGATGTTCACTTGTTCGATGATGATGAGAGATTTGATGTGCTTATTGATGCACAGGGTTGGGACGGCTTTGGAGTATTTTTTTGGATTTGTACCAAAGCTTATGCAACAAATGGTTACTATTATGAGTGGCGAGAAGAAACCAGTGCTGCCACGATAGCGAAACGAATGAGCGGTGGAATTAAATCAGATACGGTAAATCAGGTAGTTAAGCTTTGCTTACGAATTGGGCTGTTTGATAACGGGCTGTTTGATAGGGAGAGCATACTGACCAACAAAATGATGCAAGAACGATATATGTACGCTATCGAAAAACGCTCCGTGCGAGGTCGCACAATAAATAGATTATATTGGCTTTTGAAAACGGAAGAAACAAAGGCTTATATAGTTATACCTGAAAATGAGCATAATCTCTCCGAGAATGAGCATAATCTCTCCGAGAATGACACAAAGAAAAGTAAAGTAAAGAAAAGTAAAGTAAATATAAATAATAACTGTGCGATGCCGTCTGCAAATGCAGCCGACACCGCCGGTGAAAATATTTTTATTACATTACCCTTGAACGATAAGAGTAATTATTCAGTTTCAAAATCTGATGTTCAGCATTACAAAATTTTGTATCCTGCTGTTGATGTAGAACAACAATTGCGTTCGATGTTGGGGTGGCTCGAAGCTAATCCGAGCAGGAGAAAAACAAGAACCGGCATTAAAGGGTTCATTACTAAATGGCTTAATAAGGTCCAAGACAGAGGAGGTGTAGGATATGGATTCAATCCAAGCGATAATGTCAAGAATAATGTCACCACAGCGAGCGGAGGAAATTATCCAACGGGCGAGAAAGTCTTCTAAAGAACTCACTCCGAGAGAAAGAGCCGAACAAGAAGCAAAAGTGTTTAACTCAACACCCGGTAAGCTCATTGGCTATGAGTGCGAGAAATGTATGAACCGAGGCTATATTTACCGTGTAAAGGCAGGCGAAACGCCTTTCGGGCAGGTTACATATGATGTGGTTGCTTGCAAATGTGATTGTATGAAAATTCGAGATGAACTTCACAGAATGCAGAACAGCGGTCTTCAAAAACTTCTTAAACGATATACTTTTGAAAGTTACAAGACAACCTCAGATTGGCAGAAATATGTGAAAGATAAAGCATATGAGTACATTGACAAATGCTCTGATTGGTTCTTCTTCGGCGGTCAGCCCGGTTGTGGAAAGACACATATATGTACGGCTATTGTCGGAGCATTACTCAAAAAAGGCAAAGCACCTAAATATATGCTTTGTCAGGATGATATTACCAAAATCAAGCAGGCATCGAGTAATTTAGAGGTGTATGAAGCTCTCATAAATTCATATAAGCAAGCGGAAATTCTTTACATTGATGATTTCTTTAAAACTCGCAGGGGCGATTTTGTCTCAACAGCTGATGTCAATGCTACATTTAAGATTATCAATTACAGATACAATGAAGGATTGCCGACTGTCATAACATCTGAATTATCACTTGAACAGATTTCGCAGATTGATGAGGCTTTAGGCAGTAGAATTTCAGAAATGGCTAATCCGAAAATTTTTATTAAAGCCGATAAAAATAAGAATTACCGTTTTACGAGAGGAAATGAAAATGATGTCTGAAGCACAGGAGCAATGTAAACTCATTAAATGGGCGGATAAATGTGTGCAAATGAAAATACATCCTGAACTTTCAATGCTGTACACTGTTCCAAATGGTGGCAGAAGAGATAAAGCCGAAGCTGCACATCTTAAAAGGCAAGGAGTTAGGGCAGGTGTTCCGGATTTATGCCTTGCTGTGCCAAAAGGTAAATATCACGGCTTATATATCGAGCTTAAAGTCGGCAACAATAAGACTTCTGAACATCAGGATAAATGGTTGCAGAATCTTTCACGGTGTGGATACGCCGTAAAGGTATGTTATGGCAGTACATCAGCAAAGCAAGCAATTGAAAAATATCTGAAATTGGGTGATTGCTGCTAATGAAATTGCAAATGTGTTGCAAGTGTAAATACGAATATCATCCGTGTAGCATACGGAAATGCCCGTACTCTGAAAAAGGTTTGTACATATGCGTTTATTGCTGCAAAAAGTGTCCGTATTCAGAGCAGATAGGTACGGGCTGGTGTTGTAGGTATACAAAATGAGACGAAATTGGACAACAGAAGAAGTTGAGTATTTAACATCTGCGTGGGGAAATGTTAGTGTAAAAAACATTACAAAACATTTATCACGCTCTGTTTATTCGGTACTTAACAAAGTTAATAAATTAAAGCTTGGAGCTTTTCTAAGCTGTGGAGATAGATATGTAACTTTATCATATTTGAGCGAAGCTGTTTATGGTAATCAAAGTAGCGGAGGTTACATCAAAATTTCTTGGGCACAAAATAGAGGCCTTCCTCTACATACGATTTGCAGGCAGAAAGAAAAGTTTGAGGTAGTTTATATTGATGAATTTTGGGAATGGGCATACAAGAATCAGAGCTTTTTGAATTTCTCCAAATTTGAAAAGTATTATCTTGGTGTAGAACCTGATTGGGTTGATAAAAAGCGAAGAACTGATATAAGGCACAGCCATAAATTTATTACATCACCTTGGACTGCTGTTGAAGATGAGCGACTTAAGAAATTTCTTGCTGAACATAAATATAGCTATAGAGAATTATCGATACTGCTTAATAGAACGGAAGGAGCAATACAGAGAAGAATATTAGACCTTGGTATTAAGGAGCGACCGGTTAAGGCAAATAATCACATAAAGTGGACGGCTGAAGAAATTAAGAAGCTTGGTGAAATGATTAAATCAGGCTATAAGTATGAAGAAATGTCAGATGTGCTTGATAAATCTGCTAAAGCTATCAGAGGTCGAGTATTTGACTATTACTTGACCGAAAGGCTTGATAAGGTAAGAGCATACATTGGCAATGGTCAGTTTGGCGATAATCTTCCGGACAGGACGATTAAATACAAGAGGTTTATGTCTAATGAGGACAAGGAGAAGGTAAAAGTCTTGTTATCTATGCTTGCAGGTGAAATTAAATGTGTTGCGAAAGAGAACTCAAATGTTGAGAGTGAGTACGCTGAATTTTGGCAAAAAGATTGTTGTACCTATTGGGATAACATAAACGGCTGTACGGCAAACGAAAAAGACTGCGACAGCTGCACATCATTTAATAGAATAGAACCACAATTCTGCAAAAGATGTGGAATTACCTTTTATGAACGAAAAAGTAATGACATTTGCAAGGACTGCAGAGCTGCGAGAATTAAGCAAGCACAGAGAAAATATGCGATATTAAATCAAAAAGGAGTTGTGATAAATGAAAAGCAACTGGAAATTAAGAAGTAAACAGCACGAAGATCGTATTCGTGGTGAAATGTTTGATACCGGTATCGGTTACGGGTTGGAACTTGCTTCCGTAATATTGAGTCGCCATTTCGGATTCGGAGCAAAGCGACTTTATAAATTAAATCTTGAAGCCCTGAGATATATTGCAAATGTTAAAGATGGGGCAGAAGAATTTACCGAGGAATACAAGAACAATGTAGAATATGCCTCTATTAAAATGCACAAAGAATTTGATAAAACTATGGCATTAAAATACAAAGGCATTGACTATGGACAGGAATTGAGAAACGAGATAGATAACGAAAGCTATCTTAATTTGGAAATAGAGGGGGATTAAGTGATGAGAGAATATTTATTCAGAGGCAAGACGATAGCTAACGGTAAGTGGTCAGAGGGCACTTTGCTTGTGACTAAACAAGGTTGCTGTATAACACCCGATGCAACGGTGTATGTTGCGGTAGATCCCGAAACAGTCGGACAGTACACAGGCTTGACCGACAAGAATGGCACGAAGATTTTTGAGGGGGATATTGTAAAATATGGTGATACTGTTCATAATGTAGTGTTTGAACAAAGAAACGGAACAGCGTATTTTGGTCTTGTGTATTCAACACTTGAAACCTTATCGTTTGGATATTATCAAGATTTGAAACAAATTGAAGTAATCGGCAATATCTACGATAATCCCGAGCTTGTAGGAGGTGAAGAAAATGACAAAAGAAAGAATCGCTAAATTCTGCGAGAAATTTAACACACACAAAGCAACGCTTATTCAGGACACAGACCGTTACCTAATTATTGATTGGCGAAGAGCTGATGGAAGCGGAGATTATTATGTGAATTACATAGTAGATAAGAAAAGAGGTAACTTAATAGTTAGCGGTGATTTGGGTGATAGCATTGCTACTTGGTATAACAAAATTAAGCCGTCAAATCTTAAAAATTATGTAAAAAATGATATTGAGTATTACATAAGCAAGATTCAAACAGCATCAAATTTGTTTTATTATGACGAAAAAAATGTTGTAGAGAGTATTAAATACAATCTTAAGGATTTTGATTCCGATGAAATAATATCTTCGTATAGCGAACATAGTTCGTGTTATATGGAATCGGAAGATGATGTCTGGGAAGAACTTGAACATGAAGTTTCAAACTGCATTTACGGCAACAAGTTTATACCGTCAGAATTGATTGTAGATTTTTGTTCTGAACTTGATACTGATTACTTTGAGTGGCTTTATGATTGTGGCAAACGAATACATCCTCGTGTTTATTTATGGGCAGAAGGATTTTATCGTGCATGTAATCAGCTTGGTATATAATGTGCAGAGGTAAGTAACGATGACAAACTTTGAAAAAATCAAACAGATGTCAATTGACGAAATGGCTCGGAGTAGTATGTTGTTTTTTGATTGTCCATACGGAGCGACACCCTATGTTGGTTGCGTAACGGGTAAAAAATACAATTACAGTTGCATTGACTGTACAAAACATTGGCTTGAAAGTGAGGTAGATAAAAATGATATCAGGAATAACTGAAGTCCTTCCAGAAGAGGCAAACATTTACTCTGAGAATCATAAACTAAATATAAACAGAAAAGAAATTCCGATTGGTGCAGTTGTCTTTTTCGTCAAGAAAAAAGAACCTAAATGGACGATTGGTTTTGGCACGATTGAAGAACACTATACACACGAAATTTGTATTCAGTTATACGATTTCATGGACACACGGTTTATTAATGGTGTTCCTTATGAAAAATTCGAGACGCCTACACATTGGAAAAAGATACCTAAAGATTTTTTCAAAAAAGAAAACTATGATTTTTTTCAACTTACTGTTGAGCCGTTGCCCGAAATTGCAAAACACTTGAATCCTTACAAAGCAGAAGATATTGCAACTGCAATAAAAGAAGGTATATATGTAAAAGTCCAAGATCGTGACTACAGCCACATAGAGGTTGATTATTGTCGTGGTAATAGCGGATATAGACTTGTTCGTTCTTACTTCAACGAACCTCACCACCCGTACCATATCAGTTTACCAGTCGGCGAAGTGTTCAAAACATATGAAGGGGCTCAAAAACTTATTGATGTCCATCGTGCAGAATGGAAAAGAGTAGCAAGCTTGACTGATCTTGAATGGAGTATCGAACAAATAGACAATACAATTAACCGTTGGGCATATTTCGATAATATTTCGGAGAGGAACAAAATTGCCGTTAGAGAAAGAATAATGAACTTTGACAATCTCGAAAATGTCGAAGTACGAATTGCAGACGGTCATATCCAATGGAGATATTATGGCAGAAAGCGTTGGAATACTATTTTGGTTGAAAATGAATAAGGAGCGTGATATAGATTGACGGTTAAAGATTATTTATATTCGGTCAGGGTTTCGGATAAGCTGATCAGAACGAAAGAACACGAGCTGTCGAAACTTAGGCTGAATATTGCACAGGTATCGGTTAAGCAGAATGAGCCTGTTAAGACATCGGGAGTGAATGACCCTATGCGGATTGTTGACAGGATTGCAGACCTTCAGGCTGAAATCAATCGGGAAATTGACAATCTTGTGCGGTTGAAAACTGAAATCCGCAGTAAAATCAACGCACTTGACGATTACCGTTACATTGCAATTTTGACCGAGTATTACATAAATTGTCAGAGGTGGGAGGATATTGCCGAGAGTATGGAAATGAGCGTAAGGCATACCCTGAGATTGCACGGCGAAGCGTTACAGGCGTTCCGAAAAAAGTTCAATTTCTCGTAAAATTATTTTGAAATGTCATTGAATGTCACCCTTACCCTGCGTATAATGGTATTATGAAAGTTTGACAAACAGGACATATGTAAAACTCTCCTAAGATAAAAATCGCACAGACCGCTCTCGTTTGAGGGCGGTTTTGTGTTGTGAGGTGAAATTGATGTATAAAGACAAATGCGGTACAGGTTACGAAAATAGCACAAGAGCGATTTTTCAGGGTGCAGGAGAATATGACATCCCGATTATTGAGCCTACAAAAATTACAGAAAACAACTTTATCGGATTTAATGAAGTTTTGAGCAGTAAGCAGAACAACTGCGGTGTGCATTTCTTTTTGGACGATTACCAGTTCCAAAGATTATGGAATACACCCGACAGGTATATTGAGAGTCTACAAAAATTCAGTTGTGTATTATCGCCTGATTTCAGTCTTTACACTGATTATCCGACAGCGTTGCAGATTTATAACCACTATCGCAAGCATTGGATAGGTGCATATTTACAACTCTACGGCATTGAGGTAATACCTACAATTTGTTGGAGCGACGAAAAAAGTTTTGAATGGTGTTTTGACGGCGAGCCTTTGGGTGGTACGGTTGCCGTATCAAGTGTTGGAACGCAGAACCGTACGGAATCAAAAGAACTGTTTTTGAAAGGTTACAAAGAAATGATTGAACGCTTACAGCCTGAAACAATTATCTTCTACGGCAGAGTCCCCGAAGAATGTATGGGAAACATCATCAACATCAAATCGTTTCAGGAAAAATTCAGGAGGTCAAAATAATGGGCGGAAGAGGCTCTTCAAGCGGTATAAGTGATAAGGGAAAGAAGTACGGTACAGAATATCACACAGTTGCTCAATTTGGTGAAATAAAAGTAATTCGTATGAATGGTAATACTTCGATAAAAGCTCCTATGGAAACTATGACAAAAAATAGAGTGTATGCTACTCTTGACAAACAGAGCAACATCAAAAGTGTTACTTTTTATGACAACTACGGCGAAAGAATAAAACAAATTGACGTTAAAGGTAGACCTCATAATGGAATGATGCCACATACCCATTTGGGTTATGAACATAATGAAATTGGAGATCGTCAATTGACTGATAAAGAACTGAAATATGTAAGTGTATTATTGAATAAATGGGAAAGAAAAAGAAAACACTTGAATATTTAGAAATTTATTGATATAATATTATAAACGCAGGGGATAGTTTAAATAGGAAAACAGTTTTTACAGATTCCGGTGCAACTCCGGAAACCTGTGTTTAAAGACAGTACAGAAATGTGCTGTCTTTTCTTTTGCTTATTTTTAGAAAGGGCGGTGATACCGTGAAAGACAAATTAAATGCAAGGCAGAGGAAGTTTGC